GGTAGTTATGTGTTCTACAACCATTGGGGTTCTCAGAACATTGATACACTCCTCAGTAAGATCCGCTTCATGGCTGTAGCCGAGGGTATTGATTTCCTGGTGCTTGATCATATCTCCATCATTGTATCTGGTCTTGATGATCACTCTGATGGAGGGGAGCGTAAGCTGATTGACAAACTGATGACCAAGCTCAGATCCCTGGTTGAAGAAACAAAGATAGGGGTGCTGGCTATTGTACACCTTAAAAGGCCATCTGGAAGTCGAAAGAGCTTCAATGAAGGTGGCACAGTTTCACTTACAGACCTTCGAGGTTCGGGCTCTTTGGAACAGCTATCTGACGTGGTTATAGCTATGGAGAGGGACCAGCAGGTTGAAGAGGAAGAACGGAAGAATGAATCGAGGCTCCGTGTACTTAAAAACCGTGGGGTAGGTCTGACCGGACCTGCTGACACTTTGATATACAATGAAGAAACAGGAAGGCTCTATGTCAAAGGACAGGAACCTTTTATGAAGGCGGTGGATAATGATGATTTTTAATCACCAAGGAGAGTATGGCAAAGGAGACAACATCCTTGTCTTTGATATAGAAACAGACGGACTTCTTGAAGAGGCCACCAAGGTACACTGCATGGTTATCTCCGACCTGGAAGGTAACTACAATATCTATGATCCAGAGCACAAGAGTATTGAAGAAGGGTTGGAACTGTTGAACTCTGCTGATGCTATAGTGGCTCATAATGGTATTGGCTTTGATGCTCCTTGTCTCACTAAGCTGTACACCAAAGAGGTCTTTCATCCTAAGAGAGTGGAAGACACTATGATCTACTCAAGGCTTGTTTTTCAAGACGAGAAGGGAAAGGATTATAGCCGTCATAAGAAGGGGTATCTTCCACCTAAGCTTATTGGTTCTCATAGTCTCAAAGCATGGGGTTACAGACTCGGTGAATTTAAGGGAGACTACGGAGAGAAGGAAGATGCCTGGGCTGAATGGTCTCCTGAGATGACCGAGTATTGTGTACAGGATGTTCGGGTACTGTTGAAGCTCTATCTTAAATGTCGTGAAAATGTGGTGTCATGGGACGCTGTAGAACTAGAGCACAAGACCGCAGAGATTATTGAGCGGCAGATGAACCATGGTTTCTTGTTTGATGTAGAGAAGTGTCAACGGTTACACGTCCAGTTATTAGAACGAAAAGAGGAGCTGGAAAGTTCACTAGTGAACTCTTTTGGTACACTGTTTGTGAAGAATGGTGGGGGTGTCTTCACTCCTAAGAAGACCAACCCCAAGAAAGGATACATTGCTGGTGCTTCTATGTGTAAGATCAAGGAAGTACCTTTCAATCCTGGGAGTCGTGTTCACTGTGTGCGGATGTTGCACAACAAGTATAACTGGGAACCGGATAAGTTTACTGAAGCAGGTACGCCTATCATTGACGATGATGTTCTACAGGGGCTGGCTTCACAGTATCCAGAAGCTGCTCTCCTTGCTGAATACTTCATGGTCAACAAGCGTATTGGACAGGTAGGTGACAGATCCCAAGGTTGGTTGAATACCTATAACTCATTCGATAACCGTATCCATGGGTATGTAAACACGATGGGAGCGCGGACTTTCAGGATGACACACAGTAAGCCTAATGTGGCTCAGGTTCCTTCTGGACGCTCACCTTATGGTAACGAGTGTAGAGAGTGCTTCACTGTTCCTAATGGCTACAAGCTGGTGGGCTGTGATGCAAGTGGGTTGGAGCTGAGGGGCTTGGCTCACTATCTGGCTAGGTATGATGGAGGGACTTATGCCAAAGCTGTAGTTCATGGTTCCAAGGATGAAGGAACTGATGCCCATACTCTCAACATGAAAGCATTGGGTATCAATTCAAGAGACGATGCCAAGACGTGGTTCTATGCTTTCATCTATGGGGCAGGGAACACTAAACTTGGTGCGGTCCTTGGTAAGGGACCACGAGCAGGAGGCACAGCCAGGAAAGCCTTCCTCAAGAACATGCCCGCTTTTGGGAGACTGACCAAAGCTATTGAAGCTAAGGTGAAGGCACAGGGCTACTTACAAGGACTGGACGGGCGTGTACTGCTTGTACCTTCCCTGTACAGTGCGCTGAACACTGTCAACCAGAGTGCCGGAGCTATTATTATGAAGCGGGCTCTTGTTATCCTGGATGATATGCTGATGAATGAGTGGGGTCTTAAACCTTTTGGTGAAGACTATGAGTTTGTTGCTAATATCCATGATGAGTTCCAGATAGAGGTCAAGGAAGAACATGCTGAGCTTGTAGGTCAGTGTGCTCGTGAAGCTATGCAGCAAGCAGGGATCTACTATAATCTGCGCTGTCCCTTGGATGGTGACTATGCTATAGGTGAATCCTGGAAAGATACACATTAACACTAGAGGGACATATAATGAAAGCACAGAAAAAACGATTGATGTTCAACACTGTTGACGATTACAAACGGGCTCTGGACATTGCTACTATTGCTATTGAAGAGTGGAATGAGGCACGAGGGTTGACTTCCTTTGATCCGATCTTTGAAGCTCAGTTATTTCTTGAAGAACTTCAAGAAGTAGTGGAAGCTTCCACACTTGCTGAACTCTTTTGTGAGTTGGCTGACTGTCATTTTGTTCTCAAAGGATCTCAGTATAAACTCGAAATGAGTGAGCTGACTGAAAACTATTGGGAATCTTTGGAGCAGTGCTTGGATCTTATTGGGAAGATGTATATAGAGCAGTTGGAGATCACTCCTGAAGACTTTGGAGTTCTCTTCTACAACGCACTGGTAGTGGTGATTGGTAATAACTATCGAAAGCCCCTGCGCAGTAAAGATGAAAATGGGAAGGTAGTCAAAGGAAAGAGAGTGAAGAATCCTGTGACAGTCTTTAAGCCTGTTTGTGAAGAGCTCGGTTATGATCCCGAGATGCCTGTGACTCCTCCTAATGGGCTGGCTGAGGAAGTACAGATCCTTGCTAGAGGGCTTGCAGCTATTCAGTAATGAAAGGAGAAGTGATATATGAGATTGAAAATTGGTACTCTGTTGGAACTACAGTCACCTGATACATACATTACAGGTCTCTCTAAAAACCAGGTACTTGAACTCTGGCTTAATAAGGAACCGATTGTCTTCTTGAAGTCCAATGGGGGCACTATGCTCCTCATAGCTATTCCTGCTTGTATGACAATATGTTGGATTCACAAGGACCACTTCAAGATGCCTCCTGAAGAAGCGTTCACTAGTGAACTCGCAGTAGAAGTAGAGAGTGTGGATATGGTCAATCATCCTCCTCACTATCTCGATCTTGGTATGGAGGTGAAGGACATTATCAAAGAGGTAGTCACATATACCTTTGGGAGTAGAGCCTATAAAGCTTACTGTCTTGGTAATGAACTCAAGTACAGACTGAGGGCTGGACATAAAGGGGATGCTGTACAGGATCTTGAAAAGGCTGCCTTCTATAGGGAAGAGAGGTACAAGTCATGAATTGTGTTATATTAGCTCGTGCACTGACCGGACCTGCATTGATGCGGGAGGCTTGTAGTATGACTACGAGGGGTGAGAAGCAGTCTACTATCTCTTTGGAGGCTATATACAGGTGTGAGCATAGCCCTATCCGTACACAGCTTTTCTGGATCGAGATGTATAACGTTCCTACCTATGTGTCTGTCCATTTTGTACGGCATAAGGTAGGTGTAGAACATTTTGTACAGTCTAACCGGACAGATCGCGGAGGATCGGATGACCTTACTCGTATGGCTCCTGTTAATCATGGGATGCTTGTTAATGCACAGGCTCTTATCCAAATGGCTCGAAAGAGGCTTTGCCATAAAGCTGATGAAAGAACACGGGAAGTTATGAATGAGATCAAGAGAGCAGTAGGGCGTGAAGATCCTGACTTGGTTCCTTTTATGGTACCTGAGTGTGTGTATCGCAACGGGTTCTGTCCTGAACTTAAACCCTGCGGGAAAATGCAAGGGATGGAAGGAGGTGTATCATAGGTTTCTTTAGCTTCCTTGGGGGCCTTATCAGTCCGATCACGACTGTGGTTAAAGGCTATCAAGAACGGAAGAAGGTGAAGCTTGAAGGCGAGTTAGCTATACAGAAAGCTAAGACTGAGGCTACTGTGAATCGTCTCAAGACTGTAACCGAAGGTGACATTGCCTGGGAGAATACACAGATCAATCAAGGAGGGTGGAAGGATGAGTATTGGACTATCATTCTCTCTATTCCTTGTATTCTGTGCTTCATCCCAGGCATGTTCGAGTATGTGGTTCGAGGGTTCAGTGCTCTGGATAAAACACCTGAGTGGTATCGTTGGATGGTTGGTGTGAGTGTCAGTGCCTCGTTTGGTTATCGTAAACTGGCTGACTTTATGAGTCTGAAGAAAGGAGCATAACAGTATGAAAGAACTTAAAAAAGATTGTAAGACATACACAACAAAAGAAGGGTGGGCACTGCTCAAAGTGTTTCCTACTGCTACTCCTGTTCTTGTGTTTGAATTGAACAAGAAGACTTTGAAACCTTTTGAAGAGAGTGATAGTTCACTTATCTCTAGGGAAGGTATAAAGAAGATCAAAGGTTTGGAAGCCAAACTGAGAAGTATTTATGGCATCCTTGAACCCCTTATTTTCTATGTATTTTGCAATACAAAGACAGGTGAGATAGTGATTGTAGACTTCAGAAAAGAAGATGGAGCACAGGCCAGCACATGGTCCAGATACTTGTGTATGAGTCTTTTCAAAGAATAACCCGGCCGTCAAGATCAGGCGGCAGAAAGGCACACATGAAAGAAGAACCCCGCGAATTGCCGCCTGTATCTCTGCACGGCGTTGTTCTGCCTCCTGATTCTGAAAACCAAAGCGGAAGGAAATAGCGATGAACATTCAAGAAATGCGGATGCTGAAAGAAAAGCTGGAATCTTCGATTGCGGAAGAACTCGGATCGTTTTGCAGGCAAACCGGGCTTGTCGTTTCGGATGTGCGAACGGAAGCGCATTTCGTTCACGATGCAAGCGCGAAGCGCATAGCATCACCGGTTTATACCGCAGCGGTTCGAGTTGAGCTATAGGCAGAATGACTGAGTTCACCGGCTGGCCGCAGTTTGGCCAGTCCGCGTGCAACGACTGGTTAGCCGAATACACAATGAGTGAACAACAAGCAGAGAGGTGGTTTAAATGGAACTCCGAGAAATAAAAGACGAAGAAAGACCCCTATGTCCACAGTGTAAAAAGCCTTTGATATGGATGCGATCTGACACCTATTACCATGAGGTTTATGGTTGGGATTATGATTGCGAGTGTGTTGATACTGCTAGATTAAAACCTGACCACATTTTCAGGTTCACGCCATGAAACCAGAAAAATATTTCAAACACATTCGGCGATTCTGGTTGGGGAACTGGAATTTAGAGGCTAACAACAACAATACAACTATAAGGACAGTCTATTATGGACTTGCTCATAGATGCTGACATCCTGCTTTACAAGTTTGGCTTTCGTAACCAGGATATTATTGAATGGCCTAATGGGGCTGTTACAGAAGAGAAGAATCTTGAAGGAGCTGTGAAGGAGCTGGAAGAGTTCACTAGTGAACTTCTATTGGCTACTCAGTGTGAGCGTCCTATTTATTGCATCTCTTCCAAGGTCAACTTTCGGCATGATATTCTCCCTAGTTACAAGCACAACCGGGACAAATCAAAGCGGCCTCTTCTGTTTGGTGAATTGAAGAAGTATCTTCGAGATCACTACAAGTGTAAGAGTTTCCATAGACTCGAAGCTGATGATGTCATGGGTATCCTCGCTACAAGATACCCTGGGAAGTATTGTATAGCTACCCTGGACAAAGATCTTCGACAGATCCCAGGCTGGCACTATAACTGGAACCATGATGATGAGCCTGTGAAGGTCACTCCCTTTGAAGGTGAATTGCTCTTCTACAAGCAGGTCCTGATGGGTGACAGTGTAGATGGTTTTGGTGGGTGTCCGAAGATAGGTAAAGTCAAGGCAGCAAAGATTGTAGAAGGGTGTATCCACTTGGATGAAGAATATCCTAAAGGGTATATCAATCCTTTGGAGGTGTGGAAAGTTATCAAGTATACCTACGCTAAAAAGGGCCTGGATGAAGAGTATATTCTACAACAAGCACGAATGGCCCGGATACTTCAGAGCACTGACTTTGAGTGGGGCACCAAGAAGCCTGTTCTTTGGTATCCACTTCCATTCGATAGTGTGTTGCCTTGTGAATAACAAATACAGTAAAGAGGTTTGAACATGCTTAAAGAAGAAGGCTACCCGGTATACTTCTCCTACCCTGGGGAATTTATAGGGTTCATGCAGTATCTGAAAAAGAAGTACCCATTTCAAGAGATATGGAACCTTGAAGGGATCGGGGATCAGCTTGATATAAACAGGTTTGCTAAAGGTTTCTTCACCAATGAGGAAGCTACAAGTGATGTAAGTGTAGATGCCAATGCTAATGTAGAGTCTAAAGATGTGATTGCTTATAGCTTCGAGGCTTTTAAGGCTCTTAGTAGATTGAACAACTATTACCTGCTTTGGAAGAAACTGTACGAAACAGTAGGTAGAGAACAAGCAGAGTATATACTTGAAAAGCAATTTACAGGTGCTATCTATATCAACGACTTCTCTGGTGATTTTGGTAAGCCTTATTGCTTCAATTACAGTACCTTTGACATAGCTCTTGAAGGACTTCCAATGGTACAGAAGATTACTTCACTTCCACCAAAGTATCTGTATTCCTTCAAGTCACAGCTTGAACAGTTTGTAGTCCAGGCTTCCAATTCTACCTTGGGAGCTACAGGCTTTGCTGACTTGTTCATTGTCATGGCCTACTATGTGGATAAGGCTCTTGATGAACTCCGTGATGGTCACTTCAATTTCCAGAGTGAAGGAGATGTATGGGTATATGTACGAGAGACTCTTGTAAGTTTTATCTATACAATCAATCAACCTATGCGGGGTAATCAAAGTCCTTTCACGAATGTCTCTGTTATGGACAGGTACTTCCTGGAAGAGCTGCTTCCAAGTTACACGTTCCCTGATGGGCATACTCCGAACATTGAAACAGTGCTCAAGCTTCAGCTGTGTTTTTTGTGGACGATGAACCAGGAGCTGAAAAGAACCCCTGTGACCTTCCCTGTAACCACTGCCTGCTTTTCTGTAGACGATGACGGGGAAATTAGAGATCACGATTTTCTAAGGGATGTAGCTCATCACAATATGGATTTTGGTTTTATCAATATCTATATGGGAA